TTCATAAACAAATAAACCATCACTATCTACTTGTAAATTTTCTGGTTTTACACTTGCAATATTTTCAAAATTTCTATAAAGAATATATAATATTGCTTTTTCTTGAGGAATCCATTTTAAAATAATTTTATCTGTAAATTCTCCGTTAGTTGCTGAGAATTGAGAAGGTGCTTCTGGTTTTGCTGAAGTAAAAACTATATTATTTTGTGAATTTTCTCCTGAATTGTAAATACCACTCGAAACATCAGGGCTTCTCTTATTATATTCAGGATTTTTTGCCATTTATTATTATCTCCAAATTTACAGTTAAAATTATATATCAAAGTTTTTAAATTTCATTTATATCAAAGATATTTATGTTAACATCTTTAATGATAGATGAATTACCCTTGACAGGTCCATACAAAAATGTTTTTGCAGTAAATTGCAAATCCCAAGTCAATACTCTTGTATCTTCTGAAAACTTATTATCATAAATCTCATTTGGTGTTACTTGATTTAAAATAATAGGAATATCTACTTTTTCATTATCAGTATTTAATATTTTCGGTTTAATTGTCATAGTAAACTCTGGAGTGAAAAATGGTAATATTTGTTCTATTATTTGTAAACCGTCATCCATATTTCTAGTATAAATGTATAATTCAAAATCTATATTATATGGCACATCCTCATACCGGTATTGAAAAATAACATTGTCATTTGTTTCTATTTCTTGTTTCCATCTCTTGTTTATAGAGTTTTTCTTTCTTTCAGAGTCATAAGACATGCTTGTGATACTAAATCCCATTCTTGGTAAAATTGTCTGCACCATAGTTTTATCGACATCTAAATTAAGACGATGCACAAACTTTTCTTTTGGTGAATATATCAAAGGTACTTTTATTTTTTTAGTCACACCATTATCTGTTCTTGTTACATATATGTTATTAAATAATGTACCAAATGCAGTTACTAATTTTCTTACTGAACTATGATAAAAATGAGTAAACATTAATAATTACCTTCTGAGAATGGATCTTTCTCTGTAAAGTCAATGATATCGTCGCCTTCTGTTTGTATTTGGGTATTATCATTGATTTTCTTTTTATCGACTATGTAATCAGTTATACCATCTCCGTCTTCATCTACTTCTTGTACTAGTTCTGACTTGATATCATCAATCTTACTAAATCCTGTAGTAATATCTTCCATAGAATATTTGTACAGTTCACAATCTATTCTAAAAGTATAGTAATCACCTTGACGATACATTTCATCTTCATTTTCAACGAACTTGATTTCATATAAATTATCAGAGGTTGGTGATAATGGAAGATATATTAAATCTCCTTCAATTGGTCTATTCATAGGATATATTCTTCCACCTATTTCTGGCAATTTAAAAGATTCCTCACGAAATCTTTTCTTTGACACAACTAAAGAAACATTATCTTTAATTTCCATACCAAATTTATTTACTATATCTCTTTCACCCTCAAATGCTCTAGCATTTTTTAAATACATTTCTATTGAGAATGAATTTTTTAATTTTCCATGTTGATTGTCACCAAACAATTGATCTACCTTATCTGTTGTTTTTACTATGTAAACAACATCTATTCCATTTATTTTAATGGACTCTTCGGATAAATCTTCAAAGAGATTTTGTGTTGGTTTATAACCTTGATTTTTAAAATATGGATTTGTTGCCATTTTATCCTACAAAAAATTGTGGAGGTAGTTCGTATTTGCTTTGAATATCGTTTTCTATCTTTTCAACTTCTGATGTTGCTTCATTAAAAATTTCTTGACCATTTAGTGTTATACCACCGGGAAGTTCCACTCCTCCAAATTTCATCATATTACTACCCCATTGTTGTTTTATTAGAGCAGTGCAATATTTTTTCAATACTCTATCATTATAAATGTCTGTATATACTTCTGGGTTTAAAATCTTATATGCTTCAAACATAATATATTGACCAAGATATGCTTGTTGTGTCCAATCCATATTAACATATATTCTATTTGTGACTCTGCTGTATTCTAATGTTTTCTCAGGAGTAAGAAGATCTTGTAACATCTGCATATGGCTTCTTGTTATAGAATATGTAATCATTGATTGACTGTATGTGTTTGTTCTCAAACCATACAAATCGTTTAAAGCAATTTGATATCTTGCGTCAAACATACCAGTTCCACCCAAAGTATCATATAATTGAAAAACTTTAACAACAGAAATTACACTTTGTCCATCTGGATCAAGTGCGGGAGCTGCTAAAGTAGGGGGGTTGGTCGAATCGTTTGCTATGGTTGGTTCTGTTAAATCGATATAACCTCTATCCATATCGGTTTGAGTTATTTGCTTACGCATATAGACTTTCTCAACACCGTCAAAATGATATTCAGCAAAAAACTGCAAAGCATCGTCTAGACGATCCTCAATTTGAGCATCGTCTACATTTATTTGAATTACTGGATATCCCAATTTCCTTAAACAGTAATCTTTTAACGCTTCTCTACTGGCTGGTTTTGCCATAAAAAAATCTCCCCTTTATTTGTTATTTATAAGGGGGAGATTTCTTGTTTTTTGTTATTTTTTGAACTTATTCAGAGAATAAGAACTGAACTCGTGACATTTCATTGACACTTAGCTGTAAAGCATCAAATTTTGATGCAGAAAGTGGTTGCCAAGTGACCTCTACTTCAGTATTCAATAAATCACTGAATTCTTGCATAAACTTTTGCTTTTGTTCATCAGAAACTATTACTTCCTGATTTTCTCCCTTAGTACCATACTTTTCCACCAACTTAATTCTCTGTTCTTCTATTGACTTCATCTCCTCATTTAGAGACTTTAGCAACTTACTCAATTGAAAAGAAATAGAAGCAGGAAGTGGGGTTTCTAAGATCTTATTCATTACAGGAACTGAATTATAAATGTCTACCAATTTAACTTTCACTTTTTAATCTCCTTATGTTATGGATACAAACAAATCAGCTTTACCGAACCAATTAATTGTTTCGTTTTGAGATTTTACAGATCTTGCCATCAATGTCAAGATCAAATCTCCATTTGTATTTATAGAGGCAACTATTAGAGGATAATTCTTTGTATTTTTAAAATTATCATTTAATGGGTTTTTACTAGTAGAAAAATTAGGTTGTAATACAATTACATTATTTGCATACTCATTATTTTTTTCAACCCTTAATTCTTTATAAGAAATTATATCGTCTTTATATTCATTTTTATTTTCAGAACCAAATAGTGCTAAAGTTGGTTTACCACTATTATTTGTATAAATTAGTGAAAAAGAACCAGGTATATGTGTATAATTGTAAGAATAATTACCAGAATCTATGTTCCAAGGATTTGCCCAAGGTGGATTCGCACCATCATCACCTATTTCATTTGAAAATTTTGGTGCTGGTGTCGTGGTAGTAGTTGTAGTTGTGGTAGTAGTAGTGGTTGTGGTTGTGGTTGTTGGATATAACACTGGAGAAGAAGTATCAGATGCTTCACCAAAACCTACCGCAGAACAAAATGGTCTAATAAAATATTGATAATTTGTCCCATAAGTCAAATCAGTATTTGTATCTACATAAAATGCATCTTCTGTATCATCTATTTGTGTATAAGCACCACCGTTTTCAGATCTATAGATGTAATATCTTGTTGCATTTAAATCAACAATGTCCCAAGAAACTTCAATGTTATTATCAACTGAATTATATACAGTGGTGACATTAATTGGTTTTCTCATTTTCTTTGAACCAAGATCTGCAACTGAATCTGTACTTTCACCACCAGCAGAATAATAAGATCTTACTGTATAAGAATATTCGGTGCATGTATTCAAAGAAGAATCGGTATCAAGATAAGTAGTATTAGTTGTACCAACTACAGTTGCTATTTGTGTAGAATTTCTATAGATTCTATATTCAGTTGCCAGCGCAACAGAATTCCATGTTATTTGAATTCCAGTCGTAAATTGATTATCAGAAGCATTAACACCTGTTGGTGCGCTTGGCGCTGGTGGTGGGGTGGTAGTGGTAGTGGTTGTAGTACTAGTAGTTGTTGTAGTTGTAGTTGTAGTTGTTGTAGTGGTAGTTGTGGTTGGAGCAGCGGTTGTTGTAGTGGTGGTTGTTGGTACTGTGTTGGATGAAGTATTAGAAAATAAACTTGCAGAAACTCCTAACCCACAAACTGCTCTAACTTTATAAAAATATTGTTTACCAGCAACTACAGATGTGTCTGAATAAAATGATACTGTTAATCCTGTTACAGTTATAGAATTGACTGTGAATCCAGAATCTTCTGCTCTAATTAATTCATAACCAGTTGCAGAACTAATATCATTCCAATTAACATCTAAATTAGAACCAATTACAGTTACTGATGGAGCATTTGGTGTTACTAATCTTTTAGAGCCATTATCAGTACATGATACACAAGGAGAACATTCTATTAAATTTGTAGTTCCAGTTTTTACATAATAACTTTTTGCAACATAGCTAACTTCTGTACATGGAGGTACAGTATTATCTACAATATTTGGATTTCCTTTTATATTAGCTCCAAATTGAACACCATTTTTAAAAAGTTTATCATGATCCCATGTATAACCAGAAGGCACTTGCCAACTTGGTATTCTTGTCCATGTTATTGTTATACCACTAGTTGAAGTACTATCTGTTGCCTGAAGATTAGATGGACATGGGAATGGAGGAGCAGTTGTTGTAGTTGTTGTAGAGGTAGTTGTGGTTGTTGTAGAAGTAGTTGTGGTTGGAGCAGCGGTTGTTGTAGATGCACCACTACATGGTCCGCTACAATCTTTACACTGACAATTATCAAAAAATGTTCGTCCGTCTGGAGTAACTGTATCTCCTCCGCAATACCAATCAGTACCAACAGAAGCGTCTAAACTACTATATGAACCAACTAATGGAGCACAACAATTTCTAGTCCAAACTCCAGTATTTGGATCTACAGTCCAAGGACTGTCACCTGGTCCACATGTCTCAAGAGTTGTTTGTTGCCCCGGACCAAATAATATTTTTTCTAAACTCTTGTTATTATCTTTTCTACTAACTAAATTGTAACCAGTGGTAAAGTTATAATAGTTTTGAGTTGATGGAAAATCAAAAGTTTTAAATTCCCTTTTTGAAGTAGTTCCTTTTTGAACGAAAGTAAATGGCTCTGGTGGAGATGTGGAATTAAAAATTATTTCAACTCCTGAATTATTTGTTGGAGAACTATTGTTATAATCAGCAGTCAACGCTTCGTAAAAGCTGTTATATACTCCGGCAGTTAATTTTGCCACCCATCTAAATTGTATTTGTTGTAATCTTGGACCAGTAGAAATACCAAACCAAGAACTCTCTTCTATATTACTTAATTGAAAAACAAGAGCTCTCTCTCGAAATCCATCACTGAAAGAGTTTCCAAGTGAAACACTATTATTGGCTTGTCTCAATAAAAATTCTTTATAAACAAAACCAGTTACAGAATTTACAATTAATACTCTACCACTTTTAACTACTGATTGACCATCGGTAAACCCAACACCGTTTCTGCCAGTATTGGCTGAAAAATTAGAGTCTGTATCTATTTTAAAATAAGAAATAAGCGATAAACTATTATTATCAAATAGAGTGCTAAGTTCAGGAAATAAAGAATTCCAAGTTGTATTATTAGTTTTAGTTAGTTTATGTTTTATTTCTATAGTTCTTATATTTTCTGTTTTATCTGTTGACTCATCTACTACATTTGAATGACCATACAAATCAACATTCATGTCCACATACATCTTCTTAAATCCATCAAAATCTTGATCTGTAGAGTTATTACCACTAAATGGTACTATAAAACTTTTAATTTCTTCAAATGTATCTGTTGATGTTGATCCAGAAAAAATAGATCTATGAAAAAATGTTTTACCAGAACCTATGACTAAATCTCGTTGAATTGGAGATGTTATGGTTGGAACTTGTTGCGTTTCTAATCTATATTTACCAGTTTCGTCGTATTTTAAAACTAATACTTTGTCTATATCAGATGTTGGTCCAACTATAGAAACTGATGGTAGATTACCTAAATTAAAATTAGATGTTGAATTAAAACTTTTTGAAGTCATGTTGCTGCTACCGTTATTTCAATATTTCCAAACCATTCTATTTTTTGTGTATTAACACTAAAAGGATTACAGAATATATTTATCTCGTAAAGATTATCTGTATTTTCTTGTATTTCAATATACGGTGATTTTGATAAATCAAAATCAAAACCATCTATTGCTATTGTAGAAAAAATTGGATTAATATGTTTTTTTGTTACATTATTTGTTAACTTGTATTCTGTATATAATTCATCATCTATTTGTTTTATTTCACCATTATTATATAAAAATAATGATTTATTCTGCATTGGTCTTATATAACTTATACCAGTTACATGATCATATGGTAATTGATTGCCTATTTCAAAAATATAATTATGGAAAGTATTATCGACTAATGTTTCTTTTGCCATAAGTTTACCTTGAATAGAAAGTATTCCCTGGGTTTTATTGTCAAAATCTACATCTATAGAAAATAATAATTTATTTTGTAATTGTGAATTATTTAAAAATACAAATGATTTTACATAATGATAAGTATCATCTTTTAATGTCAATGTTGTATCGTTTATTCCATGTTGTATTCCAATATCTTGTGGTTCTAAATAGTATTTTAGAGTTATTGGATCTTGTCTTACAATTAAAACTTTATCTATAAGAGTTCTACTACCAGAAATAGATATACTTTGAACTTGATTTAAATCAAATCCATATTTAGAATTAAATTTATTCACATTATCTGGCATTTTATTCTATTCCTATATTATTTTCTGTTTCTACTTCTATTGATATTCCATCTCCGGGTCTATTAATTCCTCCACCAGAGCCACCAGAAATACCTCCACCCTCATATATAGAACCTGGATTGTATACTGAGGGTTTTTTACCTGGAGGGTTAGAACCAACAATACTGCTTTGTGGTGCAATTGTTTTACTCTTATCTGCTTCTGTATTAATATATTCACTAGAATCTGAACCAAATTGTGTGTGTTTTATAACACATGTCCATTTTGTAGTAGCAACATGATTGTACCAATCGTTTGATTTTGAACACACTTGTTTCAAACTTTTTTCTACTGGATTTTCTACACCACTTGGTGTTAATAAACGAGTGGTTGGATAATGAACAACGGAATGATAATATGGAAATGCACCTGCTAAAACTTGTATATAAAATTTACCATCTGGTTTTCTGATGTATCGTATTGATGGATAATTTGAATTTTCAGATTCAACATATTCAGATCCTCTTAAAGGAATTGAATTTTTTTTGCCACTATTACCATCGTATTTCTTAATTGCAGAATAATCTGGTGTTGAAAATTTTGACGAATACTCATCGAATAAAGAATGATTTAATTGAATATCTGCTGATTCTAAAACACCAAAAAGTTGTTTATTATTTACCAGATCAACGGATAATGATTGTGTTAAATTTTTTGTGTTGTTTGTGAATCCAGTTAAATATGTTGTTGCTTTAATCATTATAACAAATTCAGCAAAATCGCCATATTCAGAATATAAATTATCCAAAATATCATTTTTTTCATCATTTAATTTTATTACTAAGTTTGGATCAGAGTCGAATTGACCAGTTGGATTTTCAGCAGATTGTAAAAATGCACCAGAACCAAGTAAATTGTCTATTTTATTTAAATTTATAGTAGATATATCAGTAGTAGTAAATTTATATAAAGTAACTGTGAGTGGAATATTACTATATTGAGTTTTCATATAACTGACAATATCTTTTAACAGTAATTTTCCATTTATACTATCTTCTATTTCATTAAATTCATTTACCACAGTTGGTAAAGACCTATCAACCCACAAAATAGTTTTAGTTGAATCATCTGGATCTTTGGTTAAATATACTATAAATTTATGATTATTATAAAATTCTGTTGATGACTTTGCTAAACTTACATTTGTTGTAGTTAAACCATATAAAGTTTTGGGTGCATTGCTTACAAAATAAGAGTTAAAACTTGTATTTTGTACTGAACCAATATAATTATTTAAGATGTCATACACAGAAAATGATGGCGTTATAATATCAATATTATAAGTTGAACCCGGTGTTTGAACCAATGTAGATAAAGTAAAATCTATTCTATGATAAAATGTTCTGAATATATTTTCATTTGTCAATGGAAAATAAGTTATGTTGCCATTACTTAACATGACAAAAACATCATCCATTTCAATTATATTGCTTGGTTTTGCAACAACTGGACATATAGTATAACCACAATTATTGATAGCCTCTGGAGTTTCTTTAAATATTGATTGAAATTTATTAGTTGCTTCATTATATAATGAAGATGGTACTAAAGAGTTTATATTTTTTTGAGGTAAATCATACCAATTATTAATTGAAAGAAATGATTGTTTAATATTAAACATATATGGAATTGAACCAAGATATGTTTCATCCGAAAGAATCTTAAATTCTCTTTTTGTATTTAAATAAAATTGAGGAATATTCGATGTTTCAATTTCAATATTATTATTTACATCTCTATAAACATTATCATATTTTATAGTATTACTAAAATGAATTGTTCCTAATTCATCTTCAATATATTTTCTATATTCTGACATACCATAAAAATAACCACCATTTAACCAATGTAATTGTCTATTGTTTGCTGTTTCATCATTTGTTTGTATTTCTTTTAGCCAATAATCAGAACAAGTAGAATCGTGACTGTTTAATGTTTTAGATTCATAATCACTACAATTTCCAGATGAAGAATATTTCATATAATCACTGGTTATATTATTACCATCATTTGCACAACTACCAGGTGTATATGAATTATTTTGTAATCCATTTTTGTGTAAAATATTTTCTGAAGACTGTGTTACAGAAAGTTCTTGTATTTCTATTGCTTGCTCACTTAATATTGTATATTTTTCTGACATTTTAAGTCCTCAATATTCTTGGTGCAACACCACATGGGGCTTGATTAGGTATAATACATCTCTCAACACACTCTTTGTATGTTTCATATTGTCCCGGTCCATCTTCGATAGTTGCTCTTACACAATTGTTTCCTTTGCATGTCCAACCCAAATCTGATAAACATAATTGTTTACACATTGATAATGATTGGAATTCACCAGGAACACTAGAACCACCAGATACATTACCTTCATCTGTTTGAGCTCCACATGCAGGTTTGCATTCGTTTATTCTCGGATTTAATATATTTGGAACACAGTTATAACCACATGATAGTGGAACGGAACATGATTCTTTACACTCATCATAGGTTCTATATTGTCCTCTTCCGCAATAATCAGGTTGACACTTGTTGTTTACACAATTATAACCACTTGGTACTGAACAAATTTCTTCACATTGTGTTTTTGAACAATAATTACCGCAATTTTCAAATTGTGGTTCTGAGTTTGATGTTGGTACGCAACGAGAACCGGAACAAGTATGTGGTATTAAATTATTGTTTTGTCTAAAAATTTCACAATCTAACATGTTATTGAATATATTTGTGCATCTGAGACAATTTCTACCCAAAGAATCACAACCAATACATGATCCGCCATTTTCTATTTTCTTTGTTGTACCACATCTTATTTGACATTCTGAACAACCAGTTGTTGAACTTTGCAAATTTAAATATACAACACATTCACAATCATTTACACAATTTTCAAGAGATGGATATTGACCAGAGCCTTCTTCCCTAGTGCAGACATTAGTTCTGCAATTAAAATCACCACAAGATTCTTGGCATTCTGCTCTAGTCCAGAACTGTTGAGGACTTGTATCATCACAAGGAGAAACGAACTCACAAAACTTATTGTTACATCTCCATCTTGGTCCAAAATCAGTTGTTTCACAACCAGAATTTACACATTCTGTTAGAGATGTAAATTCACCACCAGTGCAAACTTGTTCACAAATACCTTCTATTTCTCTACCATCAGGACAAACTATACTGTTATTACAACTATAAGACTGTTTATTGCACTGACTTTGAGAATTGCATAATTCTAGTGTGGCATAACCAACTGAAGTATCAGGAACAAACTCACATTGTTCACAAGTTCTTTGAGAACTTCTACAAATATATCTACCACATGTTCCGGATGCCTGACATTCTTCTCTTGTTCTAAAATTACCAACACACCCATCTACTTCTTCACAAACACCATTAATAGAACATCTCCAAGAATTTCCACACGCATTAGAATCGTCTAAACAATCTTGCAATGTGTCGTATTCAGGTCTATCACATGTATCACTAGAAGGTCTTTGCATACATCCATGAGTAGCGGGGGGTATTGGAAGGAACATTGGATCACATACCCACTTAGTATCACATTCAGAACAGCATTCAGTTTGATTAAAACAAGTTGAAGTATCATCTTGCACACAATCATCAGGACCTAAACATGTCCAACCTGGTGTTGGTGGTAGTGTTGTTGGTGGTGATGTAGTTGCTGATGGTGGTAATGTAGTTGTAGTGGTGGTAGTTGCTGATGGTGGTAATGTAGTTGTAGTGGTGGTAGTTGCTGGTGGTGGCGCTGGAGTTGTTGGCTCAGCCGTTGTTGGTGCTGGTGTTGGTTCACCATCTACAGTACAACACCTACCACCTTCACAACCAGAACAATCAGGTATGGAGAATTTACATACAGGACATAGACTTCCTTGTATTTTGCAACACGCATCAATATCTCCACCTGTTCTTTCCAAACAACAACAAAGTGAGTTTGAAGAACCTCTGTCACCTTCACAGCAAGCACAATTACCATCACTTCCAGTGCCGCATCCACATCCCCCACCTGTGAGTTTTACTACTGGTATACTAGGAAATTTCAAGGCTATTTTAGATGAACTATCAATACATGAATTTAAATCACTATTAATACCAGCACCATAATTTTCTGAAGTTTTTTCTATCAAACGACACATAGAAATTGTTTCTAATGTAGTACTGAATTCGTCAAAATATGGTTGATTTTGTGTTGTACAATAACTATAAAAATCAGGAACAACAAAACCATCTATTTTAATAAACTCATTGGTATTGGTGCAAATTGTTTTTGCTTGATTTTCAGTTATTTCACCATTTTGATATAATGTATATGCATCACAGCATTTACAACATGAATAATCTATAAAAGAAAATTGAGCATTTCTGTTTGTGGATAACATATCAGATAATGCATTTGTGTTTGTTACTAAAGTCTTTTTCACCAAATTTTGTTGATCAGACCACCCATCAAAACAATTACCATTTTCATCACATATTTTTCTATGACCAACTAATTCAATCTCTAACGCATGAACTGCGTTAGGATTTACTTCAAATTCTGCTATTACTTCTTTATTGACTATTGGCAATGAACCAGAACTTATTAATTGTTTTATATCTGTAGTTGCATCACAATTTGAACAACCAACAACAGAAGGATCTACTAATTTTTCAAAAACATAATGATTTACTTGACCTAACATATTATTGCCTAATATTGCTAAATCAAATGTATTTTCTACTTGATTTGTATTATTAACTATTGATGGATCTATTAAAACAAATTCATTCTGTTCAGCATTTACACCTAAAATATAATTATCTGGATTTGAAACATTTGTGTCAAAATCCAATCTTATTTTAGATACAATGTTGTCAATGTTTAATTCAAAACCAGATTTCGAATTAAACTTATTGAATGGATCTGCCATATTAAATCTCTATTTTCATTATCCTTACAGATGACAAGGTTATTCCTTGAGTGACGGAATTACAACTTACAGTAACTGTACCAGTATTTATTGTAGCACTAACATCTAGAGTAAATCCTCCAGTTTCAACAACCGAAGCATATTGGATATAATTACATGTATTTGCCGTTGAATTACTCTGTACTATAAATTCAGTTGTAAATGCTTTGTCACTGCTATTGACAGCCTGAATTAAATATTTGACAGATTTTCTACCACTAACACTAAATGTATCTAGTGTTCCTGATGAACTCAGTGTTGTTGGATCGGGATAGCAGTGTATTATTGAACCAACTGTTTTTGCTGCAGAATATGCAGTTGAAGATGAACCCGGGTCAACATTCAATACCTCTAAACTTAATTTTGAACTTCTGTCTTTTTGTGTTTCTCTGGAACCATATACATTCAAATTATAATTTGTTAAAACTAATGAACCAGTGGAACTATCATTTTTAATTATATAACCCGTAGATCCTGCATTATCTGCTGTGGTTGGTCCAACACCAATAAAAATATCTGTTGGTAGACACATTTTTTGATTAGACAAATTATACCAAGAACTTGAAAATTGTTTAACTATTATATCTGTGTTGGATATAGTTGTATATTGTGACAATGGTGGAGTTGCTGCCGTTATTGATAATGAATTTCCAAATTTTAGTACTACCGTATTTGCAAAATTTGTTACATTATTTGCAGTTGCAAAAACAAATGTATTCTCACCATCTAAATCTATTGCAGTTTTATTGTCAAACCAGTATGTTCCCAAAGTCGATTTGTACTGATTAAATGTTAATGGACTTGTTGTATCTTCATCAATGCGTCTAAGAGTAGTAGATAATGTTGTTATTTTAATACCAGATATGGTTTCTGATATTTCTTTAACATAAGAATTGCTAACAGTTAATGAACCATCATCTGCAAATACCAAGAATTGACCATTATTTGCGACATTTAATGTAATATTCCCACTAGTTTTAGCAAAATACCTAAGTGTTGAATCTGAAGGATCTATATATGGTATTCTCCATCCACTTACGCCATTTCCTATTTGTGAAAATTGTGAAGAAAATTCACTGCCGGATGACTTACCATATAATAAACCAGAACCTTGTGTTGAATCATTTGTAATAGAACTATCAGATTTGCCAATTGTTGTCCAAGAGATGAATGGTTTTACTGATGCAGTTAGAGTAGACAATTTTTCTACGGTATATCCCAAATCACCAACTGCAAAATACATTTTGTTTATGCCAGCAGCAACATCGTTATTCGTAAATGCACCACCAGTTGTTGGTAAGGATCTAGTACCAAGAACACTGATACCCAAATCTTCTCCAGCACCATCTGGTAATGTATTAATAATTTCAATTTCTTGATTGGTATTTACTTGAACTGATATGCCAGCTCCGCCGACTATTGTTAAAGTTTCATTTCCAGAAGATGCTTGAACGGAACCACTATCTGTACCTACTTCGTTATAATAATAAGAACCAGAAAGACTTAAAATGCTTCTAATATCATCACCATCAAGTGATTGTAAATCACCACTCAAACGACCAAGTATACTATTTTGAGCTATGAACAAATCAGACGGTGTATTATCGGTGTCTCCTATACCAACCTTAACTGTATTATCTGGCATTTCATCTAAATGTTCATTTCTTATTGAGTTTGCATATATGTTAAAATATACTACATCTGAATTTGTATCACTATCAAGTGCTATTGGTGAACCCACTGGTGATGTAAATGTTAATATACCAGATGCATTCGCTTCAATTGTTTCACCTGTATTTGAAACATAAACCTTTCTAAATTTTGTAGTCGAATCACTATTACTTATTTTAATACCAGGAACTCCTACCCAATCACCGCTTGCAGTGCTATTTACAACTTCTAATGTTATTCCAGAACCTTGTATTAATGCCATTCTAACATTGTCTATACTATTTGGTTTAACGCTACTATCAAACATAAATGATGCAGTGCCATTAGTGCCACCTATAGGTGATGTACTACCAGCAACATGCGCTGAAATTCCTAAAAATCTTGTAGCACTTGGTACTATTGTACCAGAAGTGTTTTCTGTTACACTTGTGGAGAAGAATGAGATTGGAGTTGCCCAAGTCATACTGCTTCCTGTGTATAGTAACAACGACCTTTGTGTTGCCTGTAGAGTTGATACATCTGATAAAGCACCAGTTGCACCAAGTGTATAAAGAACAGAATTTTTTGGTTGTTTTTGTATTTGTGTTAATGTTAAACTATAATTTTCAATAGTTGCTGCAAGATCACCAGTTGCTTCTATACGAATCATATTTGCAACAGGGTTAGTTAAACGAATACCAACACCTCCGTATAATGTTAATTCTGCATCAACTCCTGCAGTGATGGTAGCATCTATTGCATCGGTTTCATCACCTTGTATTGTTATACTTCTAAAATAACTTCCTTGGAAGGTCAAGATATCACTATCAGTATTATCATCTGCAATAACTTCTATACCACCTCCACCACCAGTAAGTATTAATGTATCATATGGAGTTAAAGCTTGTACATATGGATTACCAGAGTCTGCATAAATTTGACTCCATGCAGGTTCATTTCCTTGTGTTACCGCTCTAATAGTAACTTTCTTTGTTGTGTTGTTTGTTTCTAAAGAAATGCCGTTGCCAGCAACAAGTTCAACATTACCATTTGATGCACTTGAATAAACAGTTGATCCTGCTCCAACTATGTAACCAGTTTCTGCTCCACCAACTGCACTTACAGATACATTACCAAAAGATAATGCATTTGATGCCATGGGGAATATTACACCACTAGACTCACCAGTTGCTATAAATACTGGTTTTATTAAACCTGTTGCTGGTTTTGTTTCTGTATAGTTTGTGGATCCTGTAGTTAGATAATAAACAGTTCCAGGCACAAAAACAGGACTTGGAGTTGTTTCTAAATTAAACTCACCAAGCATTACAATATATGCTTTTCCACCAGAAATTCTTTCAACTATACCAAAAGTGAATGTATCAGATTCATTTGAAGATGAAGAGGACAAATCACATCGAGTTATTGTAGTTGTATTATTTGTGTCATCATATATTTTTACTAAATTACCAACAGAAATACCGACATAATCTTCCGTGACATATCTGTTTGTCCATTTATTATCCAATACACCATAAGAATTGCTTATAGGTATTATGTTTTCGGTATAATCTGTTATTTGTTTAAAATTAGTTGTAGAATCACCAACATTTCCAATTTCAATCTTATCTGCTATTATAAATGTGCTACTGTCTGTAGTTACATCATCTACTCTTGCAGAAAAAATAACATGATCGACTTCTGTTGTTGCAGTATCTACATAATTAAATTCTAATGTATTAAAATAATGCCTTGCCTCAATTTTCCAAGAATGATCATCTGAAGTTGTGGAGTCCATTCCCATAGCAAATTCTAAAACAACATCATATTGTGAACCATTTGTAGAAAATCTAAAAATAGAATCTTTACTGGTACTGTTTGATAAGAATGATTTGTTGGATTTTAATAATAAATTTGAACTAAGAATCCATGAATCATAATTTGTATTAAATAATAAACTTTGTTCATATGTTTCTGTTGGGAATAGAACAAAACCAGATTCTGTAGTTCCAGAATCATTGTAACCAGCATAAATGTAAGGTGTTCTACAATTAAAAGCGTATACCGTTATTTCACCCAAAAATTCATGATTATCGTTTATTGTTGGTGGTAAAATATCAGATGCAACAACAGAAAATAAATAATTTTCATTGTCTGTATTTGGTCTTTGGAACATTACATAATCATTATCTTGAACAGCAGCAACTGATGAATACACTCCTTCTATATCAACTGTTATCTCACCATTATTGGTTGTTTGAAATAATCTAATACCCTTTCCAACATTCAAATCAATAGTTACATTTCCGGCTAAACGAGTTTCTGTTAAACCATAGCCAAGAGAAACATCATAAATTTGAATAGGATTTACATAATCGATTAGTTTATTGGTAGTATTGAACCAAGTATAAAAGGTATCACCCAATTCCAATTTTGCAATATCTGGTGTTAGATCGTCGTTTGTACTCATTTATTTTTCTCAATTAATAAGTTTTTAATTTCTTCTAGTTGCTTTTTAATGCTGTTTATTTCACATTCTAATTTTATTATTTTATTATCTTTTTGTTTTTTGTTGTTGTACTCTTTTACTTCATCAGCATTAGTATTTAATATCGCTTTTGAGTATTTATCTCTTACTAAAAATATTTTATTTTCCTTCATAAGATTATGCCACTGTTATAATTCTTAAATCTTTCAATTTTGGAACAATCGGACCATCATTAGTATCAGAGAACAATACTATTTTTATTGAATATCTAACAAATTCATTTAGTGCTCTATCGTCTGGAATCTTATACATTACTTCTGTATATTTATTAGGATCTACAGAGTATGTAATATTTGTCTTTAAAACTAATTCTTCGTATTCACTCTCATCCATACCCACATCATTATTTGCAAATTGTCTCTTTATATAAACCTTGATATCTGTTCCTTTAGGTTTATTTAATCTAAAATATACATAACAATCTTTTGTCTGCATATCTGGATCCAAGGTTACAACTTTTGTTATGTATCTTGCATTTATAAAATCTTCATGAACTGTAGAGAATGGATATGTTTCATTTTCTTCTTTGGTTAGTGTTGTATTGCCTTTATCAAATCGTGAATTGTTCATTGTTCTGATTATATTTGTAATTGTATTCAATCTTAATGTATCAATATCCAACATAGGTGCTATTACACCATCACTAGTCATATTCATCGTCACACTAAATGATTGACCATTGTATTTGTAATACTTTAAACTATCAAATTCAATATTTGTATTTGGTGTTATTGGCATCTCAACAGAATTAAACACACTATCACTAACGGAAGATCTATTCAGAGTTTTAACATCCAATGAAAGTGAATTTGTATTTAAGTCTGAATAAGACAAATTCAAATTCATCAGTGAATATTTAATTTCTGGTAGTGGCTGAACTGGATCAGTGAATACTACAGTTCCTTGATTTTTGAAAACACAGCGATGAACTGTAAATGTTATATCTGTATTTTCAAATATAGTCCAACTTTGACTATTATTGCTTTTCATCATTTTTCCAACAAATGGTTGAACAGATGCTCTATTTTGAGTGTTGAGAACAAGTTCACCAACTTCTGATGTATAAACAATATAATTATTGCTATTTGTTTTTAATATTATTGAATGCTCTCCTGGCAATAAATGAACTGGAGCATTGAACTGGAATGACGAACCATTCTGAGAAGTTATTGCACCATTTGTTATTACTGATAAGGAATTTGGTCTTAATGTTACTGTAGAATTTGGATATGCACTTGTTCCTGGTCCCATATTAGGAACACCATTGGATACCGATCTTAATTCAAGAGTAATTGGTAAAGATGGATCAATACTTCTAAAATAAATATCAATATTCTTTGCATATATTCCTCTTGGATATTGTACTGGGTCCACAAAGAATGTTTGTGCTAAAACTGTTTGATAATCATTAAAATCATTTGTTTGAGAATTTACAGTATTTGCGCCAAATGTATTTAAATAATTATTTAATTCTCTTGATGCACTATTTGAATATCTAAATTCAGCGTATGTTGTGCATAGGGATGCATCATTATTTTCATTATCCATCAAAACAAAATTCTTTTCGCCACTTTGGAACACTCCGCTCGGAATGTTGAATGTTATATTCAAGTTACCCAAACCATCAGTTTTAATATCACTTCCAGATTTTACAATGTAAGAATCAACTCTTACTCCACCAAAATATGGATATACAATTGTTGATGGTTTCATTCCTCTTACATATATTGAAATTGATCTAGAAGGCATGAAAGGAACGACATCGGCATTTATGGATTTTTTATTTACTTTTCTTTTTGGTGTTTTTGGTGTCAGTGCATTTATCTGATCTTCCACTCTGCCCAATGATGTCTTTATTGGTTTATCAGAATCGATGTATCCTTGCCAATTTGTTTGCCAAAAGTTCCACTTAGTTCCAAACGCTCCAATATTATCATTATTTGGAGAATATGTCATATTTTCAAATGAATCATTCTCTCCGTTATAGTTACTTAAAATATAAGGTTTGTTTGAAGTATCAAATGTTGAATCGGTATAAACCGATGCAGTTATAGTTCCAATCCAAACTGTATTCGAAAATGGATTTATTTCTGTAAATCCTGTAGCAAGCAATTGCTTAACAATTGGACTACTAGTATGACTCAAAGTTAATATATTTGGTGGTAATGTTTGACCTACATTTATTAATGGTTGTGAACTCTTAGTGAAGAAATAATCACCACTAGATTCACTTTCATTAAATTGTAATTCCAATTGATTTAATTTAAATGTTGGTCTTATTACATTTTTTGTTGGATCTACACAGATATTGTAGTCTGGATTAATTGTATCACCAATTTCATGATTTATGAAAGAATCAACTAATATTGATGTTTTTGGTCTTTCTGTGGAATCTGAATTTGTTATTTTTGTATTTTTAGCATTCTGTTCTAGATAAGAAAGTCTTGTTACATATTCAATGTTATCAATTCTTTCCTCTAAATTTCTTATATCATCCATAGTATATCTTTGATGATTCAATGATACTACTTTAGATTCGTTAGAATTTGTCAAGTATGGAGGTAATTGTATCTTAAACAAAGACATTGCGTTTGGCACATCATTTGGATAATTTGGTTCTGTTGTTGCCTCGCCACTCAATAAGTAGAAGTTTTTATCTCTACTTAAAACTAATTTATAATTTTGTGGTAAATAATATGAATATGAAACATTCATTCTGCTACCACTAATTGGTACGCCATATATACCGGATGTTATAACTTGACCAAAGGAATTTATTCTTTCAAAAGGTCTAAAATCTATTACAGAATCTAAATTAATTTTTCTGTTAGTTACTGGATCTATAAATGTTGGTATTGTATCGTAACCATCTTCATAAGACGCTGGAATAATTGGTCCATATTCTGTACCGTGATCATAGTAAGTATAAGAAACCATGCACCAGATACCATTAGGTTGTGATGTCACTTGTTGTGAAGAATTTCTTATTTGTAAATCTCTCCACTTTTCATTTCCAGTTATTGTCGATAACTTGTATAGGTTTAATGTTTGATTATTATTTAGTTTAATAGCTTGTCTTGGTAATTCTGACAATGTTGCCAAATTTACACAAGAATCAATAGAAATTACATCAGACTTTTTAAGTGTCATTGTTCCTGTAACTGGATCAAATCTATTAATTTCTATATTTCTTCTCTTTGTCTTCTTTCTTATATTGGATGTTAGAGAACCCTTTATGATCACTGGACAAATTAATCTATATACACCCTCACTTATATCGGAATTACTAGAATTAAATGTAATTGTTATGGTCTTATTTGTTCCTTCATCCACTTCAATTGAATCAACTATTTCAGGATTTGATAAATCATAAACTTTTGATGTTGAATCAATTAAAATATATTCGTTTAAAATACTCTTATCTATTCTTGTCACAGAATTTAAAGTATAAGAACCTTTGAATTCAGTTGTTCCCAAAACATCTGTTGTGAAAGATAAACTGTTATCAACAGTATTGAATGTAGTTGATAAATCAACTTGTAATTCATATGTCAAATCGGTTACTTCTTTAATTCTATCACCTACTGGATAATTATATAACAATGAATTATTTTTTGGTTCTTGAATATTATATTGACTTTCTTCTTCTATCGAACTTAAACTATCACCAACAGTAAATAAAGTTATATCGTTTCCACCAGTTTCTGTTTTTATTTGATAAATGTTATCAACTTTAAATAATGTTCCTTCTACAGAATAAGGAATTATATCCGTTAAATACAAATAATACTGATCTTTTGTTGAATCTGATGCCTTTGGAACATATTTTAGTTGCTTTGCTTTTGCTTTTGCAACTGTTGTAGAAGTTACTATTTCTCCGGGTATTATTAATTCTGTTTCACGATCAGAATAAATCGAAATTTGTGGTTTTATTTTTTGTGCATTTAATAAATTAAATGCTAAGTTGTGTGTTTGGACGCTTCCAATCAATTTAAGAGGACTTGTTGTTCTTAATTTAAATTTAAAATCTTCTTTGGTCGCCCTTATTATATCAGATTCTATAGTAAATATAGTTGGTCCTGTAATAGGACCACCTTCCTTAAAGTATATCATTTTGCCTTTAGCAGTTACTGTGACTCCATTTTCAACATACTCTTGTTGAACACTTGGTGTTTCTAATGCTATTCTTTCTGGAGTCCACCAAGGTGTATCAGTACTTGATGGATTTGGATTTGGATTTAAACTATTCTCTCTTGAGAATGATTTTACTTGATATGCCCAATTTGGAACATTTGGATCTGAGGTATTAAATTCATCATTATAAAATGCAACAGTGTTTGGTCTTATATAGACTATTACACCTTTAACTTTTTCTATTTCGTTTACTGAATTAAATCCAGTATAAGATACATTGATTGTTTTGTGATAGTTTGTAGACCACCCTCTGCCACCATATCTAACTTTACTAGTTTTACCGAATACCCAACCAGATTTTGCTTTAAATTCATTTTTAGTAGCAATTATTGTTAATTTGGTTCCGTCCCAATCAACTACAGTACCTTGCGCTAAAACTTTGGTTCCATCAAAATTTACTGGTGAAGCGGAATTATTAAGTGGAATATAATCGATATCATATTGGTAAACCTTTTCCCCAACTATATAATCACCATAACCGGAACCTTCAGAGAATATTATAGTTGTAAAAATACCACAAACACCCGATTGATCATCTAATAGATCTACATTATCTATTGTGTGACAAGCACAAATTGGTGAAGTAAATATATTGTCAGACATCAAAAGTGCACTAACACCTTCATATTGATTTATTTGCGTTCCTGGTAATTTAATAGATTCATAATCTTGAGGTATAAAATCACCAGTATTTCCAGACAATTTTACAAACACTTTATGTGCACCTGTTGTGGGTATTACTTTTATTACAGTTCCTTGAACAGTAACTGTTGTTCCAATTTTATCTGTTTCACTTGTACCGATATATTTTACATATGTCTGTGTTACAGTGCTGCCTTCTGTATAAGAACCAAATCCTCTGGTTGTTATGCTGCCCAGAGTTTGAGCACAATTAACACTTCCAGGTGGAGTCAATAATGTTATTTCTACCACATTGTATTCTTGAGATGATGCAACTATACTACTACCATAACTTAATTCGTCACCATCAGTTGGATTAAATACAACTCCAGATTCTTGAATATCTGCATTAGAACTTGGTAAACAAAATCCTCTTGTAACACCCACATCTGGTCCAAACACAACATTAGATGATGGAATTTTTACATAAAGAGCACTTGAACTTATATTTCCAGTTTCTCTAGTTGAGCCAGGAACCCATGCTCTTGTAAATGCTCTTTTAACTCTAATGTTCTGTGATAAATCTGTTAAATTAACATTTCCTTCCGCATCCACAGAAACATTACCAAGATTTATATAATCTAATTGATAAACATAGTTGCTAGAGTCATCAACATAAGTTCTTGTTAATTTTTGAGTGGTTGGATTATAATTTTCAGAAGATAATGAACTATCATATGCAGTTTTGAAATCTCCGTGCCACAATTCAGTGAAGACAAATCTTGATATATTTGTTTCTGTTTCATATGAACTGTCTAATATTTCTGGAGTAGAATCTGAACCATATTCATCTGGTTTATAACTACCATCTACATCCCTCTCTACACCCAAAAGAACATTATAATCTTTAACAGTATCACTATTACCAATGACTCTTCTTAATATAAAACCATTGTCATCAACATCTGTTTCGGAACTATCTGCTCCTATTTCTTCTCTAAGAACATTACCATTTTCTACTAATGATTGTATAAAGACAACATCTGGATATATTGAATCTGAATTTTCTTCATTACCTGCTTGTTCCCAATTATACCATGTATAGGTTTGATTTCCTGTTTGATATTCATTTATACTATTTCTTTGACTTTTGTTGAAATATTTAACTTTAAATTTTGAATAAGTTTGAGAACTATTTGGTAACAATATTGTAACGAATTGTTTAGTCAAGAAAACATCTGGGAAATTATTCATATCGAAGGTAGAATCATATTGTTTATCGACTGAATTAAAATAGTTAGAGTTCGTATATACTTTAAGATAATTACCTAAAGAAGTATCGACTATTTCATTTAAAATAGTATTAAATTGTCTTGGTTTATCACCAGTAACAAATAGTGGATTTGTTGTTTCATATTCATAACCAAAAATATAAGCCTTACCATCTGAAATTTCTATTGAGAATTTATCAGATGAACCATTTTCTATTAATGAAGAATACCCTGTTATATCTGTTATAATTGAAGGGGTATTACTTGTATTTCTATAATGATTATTATCAACACTATTATTACTGCCTAATCTTTTTATCGTAAATCTTTCATCCAATTGTATTAATTTACTACCTGCTTTATAAGGATTTGATGTTGATATTACATCTGCATCAAATGGAACTACTTCAATATCTGTAGATCCATTTGATAAATTTATACTTCTTATATTTGTAATATTATATTGTACACCTGTTTCCGATATCAATATGTCACCAATGTTTATTGGCAATCTGTCACTTTCTGAATCACCTATTTCATATGTAATTCCAGTCTGTGGAATTGATGGTAATGAAAATGATAAATTTGTTGTTGATCTATTAGAAACCGATCCTGATGTTAATTGAGCAGTAAATCTTATTTTATCTTTTCTTAAATTTTCTTTTATATTTATTGTAAACGGTCTAACTGTATAATTACCAGATTCATCATAAGTTCTTCTTGCAAATATTTCAAGAATATCTGAATAAGTTGGTATTTTCTTTACGAAAGTTAATTTACCATTAACAACTCTAGCCAATTCTATAAAGTCTTTGGTAGATAGATCGACTGGGCTAAATGCTGCATCATTACCAACGAATGTTTGTGAATTGAGGGTTAAATCTATTCTATAGCGATCTGCACCAGGAGCATTGAAATTATATGAGCCATTTGCAGGATCTTTTAGTGTAATATCAGAGTTTGAAGATATTACATTTCTTTGTATATTAAATCCTATTTTATTTGATGGTGATATAAATGATCTAATACCAAAATCATCAAATTTATAAAGAGCAACAGATTGTTTTTCATTTCTTACGAAAAATCCATCTATATAAAAAATACCTTCATCTACAGATGCTAAAATTGCATCACCTGTGTATAAAGAATTTCCAGTGGTTGTAGATACAACTACATCTTCTGATTGATTTCCACCCCAGAATGATGTTAGAGATGTTGCAACATCACCAACATATATTTTTTCACCTTGAGAAAATTCTTTTCCAGTTAAATACTGTAAAAATAATATAGCAGAATTATCATTTCTATCAGATGGTAATGCAAATAATACTTTTGCTCTAACACTAATTCCGTTATTATCCAAATTTACTATTATTTGATTTTCTATACTCTTAAAATTATTTATTATATAATTTGGATTTACTCTAATATATTTAACTTTATTAAGGGATGTTAATCCACCAAATACCAAACTACCATCTCTAAATATATGATCTCCAAATTTTGAAATTTGGTTCTGGAGAAGAGTTTGTAGTTGTGTTAATTCTCTTGCTTGAACAGAATATCCTGGTTTAAATAATATTCTTAAAAACCTTTTGGTATCATCAAAATCATCAAAATAAGGCGTATTTTTAAGAATATCTGGGTGGCTGTATGTCATCTATTTTCCTCAAAATCCTATTACTAGTTTTATTTCTTCTAGAGTATCTTTGGAGTGCTGTATTGGTGAATGGTTATCTATATATAGCATGTTTCCAGTATATTTTTCAACTTCTGATGGTGTTACTGTGCATACAATAGTATCCTGTACATTACTATAATCCGATGAAATCAGTTCGTATAAATTTTTCTGAGTGCTTGCTATAAATTCACCTTCTATCATATTTAATATAAGAGTGCCCTTTGTTTGTGTTGGATCAGTAATATTTATATTCCAATCTACAATGGTTCCTATAGCTATGGTTTCGCCGGTTGTTAAATCTATTTGCTTTAGATATGAATCTCTGGTAAATGTAGCATCTGTAAATGGCGTTAGAACACCAAAAGATCTCGAAACCTCTAATACTGTGGTTGTTCTGTAAATTTCTTCAGTTACACCAGAGAAAGTATCTAATGTATTTACTATTATACCTGTTTTTGGTAAACCACCATTAACAATAAATCTAGGATCAGACAAATTTATTCCCAAACTTATTAATTTTTCACCTTTTTGTAATGTTCCGTCTGTTTTATAATATGATGATAAAAATTTACCATTTATATTCTTTACTACTAATTTACCAGATATACCATCAGTATTTGGTAACCAAGAATCTACAATTGCTGTAGTATAAGAAGTATCTGAAATTATTCTCATTCCATTTGTAAAAGTATTATTATTATAATTATTTTTTGCCACTACTTTAGTAATTTTTACATAAGGCAATTCAAAAGGAATTACCTCACCTTCATTTCTCAAAGACAATCTATCCCATTCTGAATTACTAAGTGTGTTTATTCTAAATTTATTCTTAATTGAAGCAACTTTTAATATTCTAGTTTTTGGATCATAGGATTGTATAATTCCAACCACTTGATCTTCTATTTGTTCTGTTAGAGGATTATCACCGAATGGTCCTTGTAAGAGATATTTACCGGGCAAAGATGCAAGATTTTCAGTTCTAAATGGAACTGGTAAAAGACCACTTGGTGAATTGAATAGTAGATTTAAATCTTGTGTTGCTGAAAATGCTTCTATATCCAGAACAACTCTTTCAATTTCTCCTAATCCGTTAGTTATTGTTGGATTCTGAATCAAACCAACCTGTCTATAATCATTGAAAAAGTTTAATTTGTCGGTTTCTCTTGAATCGAAAGTTGTTCTAATCATCACAGACTTACAACCAAGTTCTAATGCTGCTTGACCACCATGACCTATTAATGGTGTTTTAATTGCTCTAACTATTGTTAGATCTTTTAATTGTGTTCTGGATGTTTTTATTTCTACATCAACACTTTTATAGTTTTTGCCAGGATTTAAGCAAACTATTTCATTTATTTTCTTTGTCAATACATCTGTAAGTGCTATAAACGACGCGCCATTTCCATCACCAGTAATTACTACTTTTGGTAAAATTTTATATGATGAACTTGTGTTTAATTGTGTGCTAAACTTTTTATTAGTGTGTAGAATACCAGTGGTTGCGTCATAATGTGTTATTTCTCTCATTTCACCTGCACCAGAACCAGCAGATATATAAATCACATAATTATCATTATAAAAATCATCGACTGAACTAATTTCTTGTAATCTTTTATTTAAACCAATTTTTGAAAATCCATTTGGATATTCAGAACTTGTGGCTTCAGAGTAAGATTGAACATAATGAAGTGTTTCTACAGTTCCATCTTCTGGTGTGTATGTATTATAATTTATTGATGCAAGATATGGCGCACCAACTTGAGTTATTGTTATATTAGAAATTTCTCCACCATGATTCAATCTTGTATCTAATTCTACAGCCAATTGTTCATTTCTTAAGTCAGTTTCGCTATAAATGAATGTATCCAAAAAATCAACAGGCATATAATCGTTACTAATAAAA